CGCCTGCCGAGAGTGGGAGAGCGGTATTGGCGTTCTGGACCCGGATGGCGGAGATGTATGGCCACAAGTGGACAAGCCAGCAGGGCGACAAGCCGACGGCGTTGTGGTCGAAGGCAATTTCCGCCTTGTCGGCTGACGAGCTGCGCGAAGGGATCCGCGGATGCTTGGCGAACGGACACGCATGGCCCCCGAGCCTTCCCGAGTTCATGGCAATGGCCAAACCCCGCAAGCGCGAAAACGAGGGCATGTACCGCGCGCTGCCGCAGCTGCCGGCGCCGAAGAGCTCACAGGAAACAGCGCGCCGCGAACTGCAGAAACTGTTTCTGATGGTTGGACGAGGACAAAGCCATGGCTCATGACCGCTGGGCCGTGGGAAATCGAGAAGTTCGAGTATCAAGACGGCGAGCGCTGGACTGGCAAGTTTATTTACTTGCTCTGGCGAAAAACGAAACACGGCCGGTCGGCCCACGGTGGGTTCGCGAGCGCGGCCAAAGCCATGGCGAAAAAACGGGAGCTGTGCGGTGAAAGTTGAATGCTGCCCCGACTGTGGCGCCGTCCTTGAGGCCCGCAACAACTCGCAAAACGCCAAGTTGCACGCGCTGCTGGCTGACATTGCCCGTCGCCATGTGTGGGCCGGCCAGCGCCTTGCCCTTGAGGACTGGAAGCGCCTTTTCATTGCTGCGTTCGTGCGGGCCAGCGGTGCGCCCGCCAGGTTCATGCCGGCCCTCGACGGGCAGGGCTTTGACGTGATTTACCGGCGCAGCAGCCGCATGGGCAAAAAGGAAATGGCCGAATTGATCGAGTTCGTTGAATGCTGGGACGCAGAACATGCAGTCGCGCAAGTTGCTTGACGCGGCTCGGGGCCAGTCGTGTGCCCTGTGCGGTAACGACGACGGCACGGTGGTCGCGGCTCACTACAGCGGCATTTACTCGTCGGCGCTTGGCAAAGGCATGGGCCAGAAAGCGTGGGACTTCTGCGCGGCGCACCTTTGCCACCGCTGCCACACCGACCTCGACGGCTATTCGGGCGGTAACAACGAGGAGCGTGCCGTGCGGTTCATGGTCGCCATTTTCAAAACGCAGAAACGCCTGTTCGACGCCGGGGTGCTGAAATGCGGTTAACCCTTCCATGGCCCCCGTCGGCTAACACTTACTACCGGCACGTCTCGCGAGGCCCGCTGGCCGGCCGGGTGTTGCTAGGCGAGGCGGGCAGGGCGTACCGCAAGGCCGTGGACGCTGTAGTGGCACAAGCTCGCGCACGCAAAGCCTTGGCAGTTCCGCTTGAGGTCCGCATTGCGGCGTTTCCTCCCGATCGACGCAAGCGCGATTTAGACAACCTGCTGAAGAGCGTATTGGACTGCCTCGAGGCGTCCGGCGTGATTGAGAACGACAACTTGATCGAAAGCCTGAGCATTTACCGCGCCGAGCGCGTCGCAGGCGGGCAGCTCGAGGTGCAAATCACCATGCTGGACACCGGCTGGCGCGAAGCCTTGGGCGACGCATGAGCGCACTAAACGAACAGGTGGGCGGCGACCACTACAAGAAGCTGGCCATTCAACCGGCGGAATACATCTACCGCAACGACCTTGGGTTCTTCGAGGGCAACGTCATCAAGTATGTCACGCGCTGGCGCGACAAGGGCGGCATTGAAGACCTGCGCAAGGCCCAGCACTACCTCGCGCTGCTGATTGGGTTCGAGGTGTCGAAATGATTCGCTGGGAAAAGCACGGCACGAAATGGCTGGAAGCAATCGACAAGCCGCGCAGCCGTTACCAAGTCTGGCGCCGGGGTAACAAATGGGCGGCGGCCATCGCGCACTGGGGGCCGGGGCTCATGAGCGCGCCGCAGAATTTGAGCATGCACGACACACCAGCGCAGGCCATGTTGGCCTGTTTGACTCACCAACAGCAAAAGCGTCTGGAGGCGGCAAATGGATGAGCTTGACTGGCAGGGGATGTTGCTCGAGGTCTCGATGGACGTCGCGGAAAAATCGGTCGACATTAAAAACTCGGAGAGAAAGCGGGCATGGCTCAACAAAGCGCGCGAGCATTTGATCGAAGCCCGGCATGCGTTGGACAAGGCGGCCGCATGTCCAGTGCAAAAATAGAGCGCGGGCAGGAGCGCTTTGAAAACTGGGCCAACTGGTCGCTGGCCCACAGCAGCAAGACCGGCTATCCCAAGGCCTGTGCCTTCGCGCGAATGTACCGAGCTGACGCCGGCGACACATGGGAAGGCATCGAGCCCGACGAGTCCCGCCCCGCAGTGGACGAAGACGACGCCGACTTTGTCGAAGCCTTCGTGCGCCGATTGCCGCTATCGAACCGGCGTTGCGTCCTGGCCTTCTACATTGCCCGCGAGGCGCCGGTGATGAGCGCACGACGTTTCGGGCTCAGCCGCCAGCGGTTCTATGCGTTGATCGACGAAGCCGCTGAATGGCTGGCAGAAAGCGCTTGCAAAAATTCTCGACCTGAATAAATTGGGCGTCGGGGCGAAGCTATGCCCCAAGCACAAGGCCGGTCAGAAATGACTGGCCTTTTTTGTTTCTGGGCTGGGCAACCCCGGCATGGAGGCATTGCAGAAACAGCAATGATCAGCGATGGCAGGAAAAGGTAGCGCGCCCGGAGAGCGGCGCGGCGGGCGCCAAAAAGGCACGCCCAACAAAAGCACGCAGGCCGTTAAGGACATGATCCTCGAGGCCCTCGCACAAAAGGGCGGCGCCGACTATTTGGCCCGTCAGGCCGATGAAAACCCGGCCGCCTTCATGACACTCGTTGGGAAAGTGCTTCCGCTGCAGGTCACCGGAGACGGCGGCGGGGCTTTGGTTTGCACATGGCTGCCGCCCAGCGAGTCGTAACCATTCCATACTCGCCGCGCCGCGCGTTTCTCGGCCTGCACAACCGCAGGCAGCGGTGGGCCGTAGTTGTCGCGCATCGGCGCGCAGGCAAAACTGTCGCCTGCATTAACGAACTGATCAAGTGCGCGGTCACCGCCAAGCCGGGCGCGCGGTTTGCCTATGTGGCGCCATTCTTTCGCCAGGCTAAGGCCGTAGCGTGGGATTACCTCAAGACCTTCAGCCGCCCGCTGCCGAATTTGAAGGTGAACGAGGCCGAACTGCGCGTGGACTTCGCGAACGGCGCCCGCATTCAGCTGTTCGGCGCAGACAATGCAGACGCATTGCGCGGCCTTGGCTTCGACGGACTGGTGGCCGACGAGTACGGCGACTGGAAGCCCAGCGTTTGGGGTTACGTCATTCGCCCGGCGCTGGCCGACAAAAGCGGCTGGGCCATTGTGATTGGCACGCCGAAAGGCCGGAACTCATTCTGGGAAACCTACCGCGACGCGCAGGCCAGCGACGACTGGTACGTCGCCACGATAAAGGCTAGCCAGTCCGGCCTGCTGCCCGCTGCCGAGCTCGAGGCCCTGCGCGCCGAACTGACCGACGACGCGTGGCGGCAGGAAATGGAGTGCGACTTCGACGCCGCGCTGCCGGGCGCCATATTCGGCAAGGAGCTCTACGAGCTGGAGCAATCGGGCCGCATGACGCGCGACCTGTACGACCCGGCGCTGCCCGTGCATGCGGTGTTCGACCTTGGGTACTCAGACGACACCGCCATTTGGTGGTTTCAGGTGCGCGACGAGCTGCGCCTCGTCGACTGCTACAGCAGCAACGGCATGTCGATTGCGCATTACAACGACGTGCTGCAAGCCAAGCGGTGGAAATACGGCGAGTGGCTTTGGCTGCCGCACGACGCCAGGGCGAAGTCGCTGCAAACAGGCCGGAGCATTGAAGAGCAGTTTCGCAGCCTCGGCTGGAAGCCGCGCATTGTTCCCGAATTGGGACTCGTCGACGGCATTCAGGCCGCGCGCCTAACGCTGGCCGATGCGTACTTCGACGAGCGCTGCCGGGAAGGCTTGGACGCCTTGAAGCAGTACCAGCGCGAGTTCGACGAAGACAAGAAATGTTTCCGCGACCGACCGCGCCACGACTGGACGAGCCACTACGCGGACGCGTTTCGCTATGCGTGCTTGGTGTGGCGCGAAGAAATGAAACCGCGCGCACCAGCTGCGCCACGGTTCCAGCAAGATTTGACGATCAACGAAATTATTCGGCGCCAAACACGCCGACGACTTGAGGACGCGTAATGCCAGTCATTAACACAACCATGCAGGGCGCCGCACTGACGGTGGACGCGTCTGGTGGCGTGCCGTCGACCGCGACGTATTCTGGAGGGCTTGCGCTGCGTTCGGACGGGGCGTTGTACACCGCGCCGATTGGGGGGAACACCTACGACCCGCGAACGCTGTTGATTGGCGACAGCCATTTGCAAATGGGCTGGACGAACAACTCGGGAAACCTGAGCGCGTTTACCGTTTCTGCGGGCGTGGCGTCTTTAACAATCACCAACCATAACATCGCTCCCGGCAATAAATTCACGCTAATTGACACAGCGAACTCGGCGACGCTTGACACTTGCGTCATGTCATATGCAGAAGTAACCGCGTTGACAGCGCCGACCAACAACACGCTGACGGCTTCAGCAACCGTGGCCGGCGTAACGATGGCAGACGGGTCATATACGTCAGGAAGAACATGGCTCGCCATTCCGTGGCAGCACCAGCGGGACAGCACGTTTCTGCACAGCATTAATGGTTGGAACGGTGCGCCGTTTGTGTTTACGCACAATTTCACAGCCAACGGCACCAGCAGCGCCCAACATTTGGCGGCGCTGCCGAAATTGCAAAGCCAAGCGCCAAAGTCAACATACGCCAATGTGGTCATTTCGCTTGGCACCAACGCAAGCGTGGCCGGCCAAGGCATGTTCCAGCAGGCGACGTTGGCAACGGCGATTGCTGCCGCTGAAACCGAATACAAGAACATCATGGCGATTGCCGACGCCCTCTATTCAAACGGCACGGTTTACATTGCCATCCCCATCGGGGGCACTACGGGAACCACAAACACCGCCAATTTCACCCGCGCAGTGAGCTATTTGCGCCGCAAGCTTTTGCAAACCCGCCGACCGTATCGACTGCGGTTTTTTGACTTGTTCGGCTTATCTGTTGATGGTTCGGACGCTAACGGCTTAATGGTAGCAAATTATCAGCCGGCATCTGCGAACAACCATTTGTCCACATATGGTAATTACCGAATTGCCAAAGCCGAAACATCGTGGGATTCGCGCCTTGGTTGGGATACCGCTAATCGGTACGCATGGAAACCGATGAGCTACCTCGACGACAACACCAACGCGGTGACGTTGTGGGCGGCCAGCACTTCGTACACCGTTGGCGCGGTGCGGATGAACAACTACACGGTGTATCAATGTGTAGCGATCACTGGAGCGGGCACTTCCGCCAGCAGCGGTGGCCCAACTGGGGATGGCACCGCCATCACTGACAACCAAGTCACATGGTCGTCGCTCGGGCCGGCGGCTGTTAATCTGGTGCAGAACGGCCTGATGCAAGGCACGGGCGGCACCAATAGCGCAGCGTTTGCAGGGGCCACCACAACGGTCCCCACGGGCTGGACTTTGCAATCGGCGACCAACGTCACCTTGGCGTCGTGTGCAACGGCTGGCAACAGCACAATCACCGTAAAGCCGACCGGAATTGATTCGACTCCTGGCTTTGGCTGGGATTTGTCGATTGCGTACACCGCCGCTGAAGGGGTGGTGACCTGTTACCAAAACTGCCCGCTGATGGCGAAAGGCGGCAACTGGTATCAAGCCAGAATGACCGTCACCGGCAAAACCGCCCTAAATACCGTGTTGAAAGCGGTGAGTTTGAGAATCCAGCCCACGTTCGCGGGCACGGGAACATTCGTGGCGCAGGCAATGGCCACCGGCAACAACTCGACAACGATTCCGCTCGATACGACCGACACTTACGAAGTCGTGACCGCGCCGTTTTTTGTGCCGGCGTCTTTGGGCACATCAACCGACAACCAGATCTACATTGAAATCACGTCTAACGGCACGGCCGGCACGGTGAATTTGCAACTGTCGAACATTGCCTACTACCCAGTTCGCGACCCGGCTGCCATTCCCGTCTAATGGACGCCGCCAGTCTCGAAAAAGTCACCGACCTCGGTACCTCGCCGCAGGCGGTGGCGCGCCGCTGGAAGCTCGAGCTGAAGCTGGCTTCCAAGCGCGAGGAGGCATGGCGCAAAAAGGCGCGCGACATTTGCAAGCTGTACACGCCGGACAACCCGATGGCGGCGAGCTTCAACATTCTGTGGACGAACACCGAAACCCTGCGCCAGGCCTGCTACAACAGCCTGCCGCAGCCGAAGGTTCGCCGTCGCTACAACGACGAAGACCCGTTGGGCAAGGCGGTCAGCGACGTGTTGACACGCGCGCTGGAGTTCTGCCAAGACGCCTACGACTTCGACTCCGTGCTGAAGGGCGACGTGTTGGCCATGCTGCTGCCTGGCCGCGCGGTGTCTCGCGTGAGATACGTTCCCAGCCTCCGGCAGGTGGGCGTGACCGAAGACACGCACGTCGAGCAGAACGAAGAGCCGACGCATGAGGCCCAGGAGGGCGCTTACGAGGAGATCGACTGGGAGCAGGTCGTCGTCGAGCGCGTGCAGTGGGACGATTTCCGCCTGAGTGCCGCCCGCTGTTGGGACGACGTGTGCTGGGTGGCGTTTCGGCACCACCTGAATCGCGAAGATCTGATCGAAAAGTTCGGCAACGAGATCGGCAACGCGGTCCCGCTGGACTCCGTGGCCGACGAAGACGTGAAGGCGCAAGCCGACATGGAAATGCTGTTCAAAACCGCCGAGGTCTGGGAGATCTGGGACAAGGACGAACAGCAGGTGGTGTGGATTGCGACCGGCTACCCGAAGCCTGTGAAGATGCAGGCAGATCCGCTGAAACTGCAGGGCTTCTTCCCGTGCCCGCGCCCGCTGTACGCCATTGAGCAGCACGACACGCTGGTGCCAGCGGCCCTGTATAGCCAGTACGAGCAGCAGGCGAAAGAGCTCAACAAGATCTCGCGCCGGATCAACGGCATTGTCGACGCCCTCAAAGTGCGCGGCATTTACGACGCCACGCTGACCGAGCTCGGCGAGCTGATGAAGGCCGGCGACAACGAACTGGTGCCGGCGGCCAACGTCACCGCGCTGCTGGAGCGTGGCGGGCTAGAGAAAGCGATTTGGATGCTGCCCATGGAAACGGCAGCGTTTGTGTTAAAGGAACTCTACGCGCAGCGCGAGGCGACGAAGCAGGTGATCTACGAGATCACCGGGATCGCTGACATCATGCGGGCCTCGAGCGATCCGGCCGAGACGTTCGGCGCGCAGAAGATCAAGACGCAGTGGGGCACGCAGCGCTTGCAGCGCCTGCAGCGCGAGGTCCAGCGCTACATTCGCGACATTGTGCGGATCAAGGCTGAGATCATCAGCGAAAAGTTCCAGCCCGAGACGCTGGAGAAAATGACGCTGGTCAACATGCCGCACGACGCGGAGGTGAGGGCCGAGCTGCAGCAGCAACTCCAGCAGTGGCAGCAGGCCGCCATGCAGGCCGCGCAGCAAGGCCAGCCGCCGCCGGCGCCCCCGCAGCCGCCGCAGGTGGTGACGTGGGAAACCTGCATCGACACGATGCGCAACGACGCGGCGCGCACTTACCACATAGACATTGAGACCGACTCGACGCTGTCGGCTTCGCAGGACGAAGACATAACCGGCATCAGCCAGTTGATGCAGGGCGTGACGCAGCTGATGCAGGGCCTTGCGCCCATTGTGCAGGCCGGCGTGATGCCGATCGACGCGGTCAAAGAGCTAGTGCTGGCCGCCGTGCGCCGGGCGCGAATGGGCTCGGCCGTTGAGGACGCGCTGACCAAGATGCAGGCGCCGCCGCCGCCCAGCCAGGACAACACCGAAGCGCAGAAACTGCAGATGCAGGCCCAGCAGCACGCCGCCGAACTGCAGGCCACCGCACAGCTCGAGCAGATGAAGGCGCAGCTGCAGGTCGAGGCCGAGCGCGGCAAGCAGCAGGCGCAGGCCGAGCAGTCGGCGCAGGAAAACCAGATGCAGGCCGAACGCGAGATGCAGAAGCAGCAGCTCGCCGCCGAAGTCGAGGCCCGCAAGCTGGAGCTGCAGCAGACGAACGACCTGCAGCGCATGGAATTTGAGAAATGGAAGGCCGAGCTCGAGGCCAGCACCCGCATTCTGGTGGCGCAACTCAGCGCACAGCAGATGGTCGCCCCCGAGGTTGGGGCAGCCGCCGCCGACAACGTGGTCGACGCGGTGGGCGATCCGCTGCTCGACATGCACCGCGAGACGCTGGCTGGTATTCAGCAACTGGTGGCCGCCATGGCGCGCCCCAAGACGATCGTGCGAGGCCCTGACGGCCGCGCCGTGGGGCTGACCTGATGGCCATTAAGTACAGCACCACTCACCGCACCAATTCCATGACGCAGCTGGCCACCGACATTGGTGCCAGCTGCAAGATCAAGATTTGGACGGGCAGCATTCCCGCCGACTGCGCAACGGCGGACACCGGCACGCTGCTGGTGACTTTCGTAGGGAATGCCGGCGGCTTTGGTTCGGCCGTTAGTGGCGTGTTGACAGCGGCAGCAGTCGCCAGCGTGACGGCGTCCGGCACGGGGACGGCGGGTTATTTCCGCATTTACCCGTCTGCCGACACCAGCACAAATGCAGTCGTTCAGGGCACGGTGGGCACGTCCGGCACGGACATGATCGTGACGAACACCAGCATCAACGCCACGCAAGCCTGCAACTTCACCAGCTTGTTGGTGACGGCGTTCGGGGCCTGACGTGGCACAGGGCACGACAACCGTAAATTTCGGCACGTTTCCGGGCGCGACAGACACCAGCGTTGCGGTGACGGTGCAGGGCAGCATTCTGTCGACCAGTTTGGTCGAGGCCTGGGTATTTCCTACCGCCACGGCAGACCACAGCGTCGACGAACACTGGGTCGACGGCCCGCAGGTGATGGCGGGCAACATTGTGGCGGGCACGGGCTTCACCATTTACGCGTCGGTCAAACCGCAGACCGACGCCAAAGCCCCAACCGATTCGCGTCGCGGCAACAACGACAGCCCTCGAGCCTATGGCTCGTGGACAATCGCATGGGTGTGGAACTAAATGGCAATTCAAGTTCAGGGCAACGGCGGAACGACTCAGGAAGTGGATTCCACGTTTCGTGCGGCGCGCGTGTCGCTGCGGCCGGCGGAAGTCATTGGCTACTACTCGGTCGCCGGCGCGTCTGGCGCGCTGACGGGCGTCGCTGCCGCAGGCCCGGTGTGGAGCTTTCGGAACACGGGCGCAAACCTCATTTTGGTTCGCCGGGTGTCGATTGGGTTTGTCACGACCACGGCGTTCACAACGGCGCAAGGCCTAGACTATCAGATGCTACGCGCCAACTCTTTCACGGCCAGTGACTCAGGTGGCACGGCGCTGTTTACGGCTGGGCAAAACAAGCACCGCAATTCATTCACCAACATTACGTCGGCCCCTGACATTCGCATTGCCAGCACCGGCGCGCTGACGGCCGGCACCCGCACGCTGGAAACGGCGGGCGTGGGTATCGCGGGCGGCTCGAGCACGGCGGTGGGCACCTCCATGCCGATCACCGACATTCTGGAGCAGGACAGCGGCGACTATCCGTTTGTGCTGGCTCAGAACGAGGGTTTTGTGATTACGAACGGCATCGCGATGGGCGCCGCAGGAGTCATTCGCCTGCAAGTGTCAGTGGAATACGCGGAAGCCGCCGCGTACTAAGCCATGTCACTGCTGCTAAGCCAGCAGTCGGCCGTATGGGCTGTCACCGCTGCGCTTGTTGAGGGCGCCGACACCCTAGCCGCGCAACTGTCGCCCGTGGTGGCGGCTTCCAGCGCCGTAACCGACGGCGCAGACGTCCTGCAGGCGCAAGTCGGCCCGGTGCCGGCGTTTACGAGCGCCTCGACGGACGGCGCCGACGTGCTGTCCGCAGCGGTCGAGGTGCTGTCCGCAACAGATTTCTCAGCGTCCCTGCTGGACGGCGCAGACACCTTGGCGGCGCTGGTCGCGTTACCTACCAAACTGGGCGGCGACGATGTGCCGCGCGTCGAGATATGGACGACGCGCAAGGCGAAGGCCGTGCGCAAGCGCATCACGCGCAAACTGATAGAACTCAAAGCCGCCGCGCCGGACTTGGTCGAGAACCTCGCGGTTCCGGCCCCGCAGCCAGACTGGTCGGCCTATGTCGCGCAGCTGCAGGCCGTGGCCGCACAGCTCGAGGCGCTGCAAGCACGCCGCTGGGACGAATGGCTCGAACAAGACGACGAGGAGATTCTGCTGCTGCTATGAGAACGCGATACATCCAGCACCCGGAGACCGGCGAACTGATTCTGGCGCAAGACTACCGCGCGAACCGTCCGACGACGCCGTATGTGGTGGGCGACCTGCCCGATTACGAAAGCCCCATCGACGGGCGCGTGGTGCATGGCCGCGCCGGCCGCCGTGAAGACCTGCGCCGCAGCGGTTGCCGCCCCTACGAGGGGCGCGAGGCGGAGCAGAAAGAATCGTCCCGCATTCGGCGTAACGACGAGCAGGCCCGCGATCGGGCAATCGAGCGCACCGCGCGGTCGGTGTGGGCAAACCTTTCCCCTGAGAAAAAGCGCGCCGCACTGCGCGCATTGTGAGGAACGCATGGCTTTCACCGAAGCGCAGTTGATCGCGCAGGCCGATCCGAACGGCACTGCTCGAACCGTTATTTTTCAGAACTTCACCCCGGTGGGCACCACCCTTACCGACGTTTACGCCGTGGGCGTGATTGCGCCCTACGCCGGCCGCAACCGCTGGGTGCAGGTGGCCCAGTCGAACACGCCAGCGCAGGCCTGGGCAGTCATTCAGGCCGCGCTGGCCTAAGCCCAAAACGCCCTACACCAAGCCCGCCTCGTGCGGGCTTTTTTGTTTCTAGCCCGCCCTGTGCGGGTTTTTTCATTTCTGGAGTCCGCATGCTCGAAAACGAAGGCGCAACCGCCGACGTCGAAGAGGTCGAGGCCGAAGCCCCGAAGTCGATCGACGACACCATTCGCGAAACCCTGCAAAGCCTGCGCGAGCGCGGTCTGGAACCGGCAGGGGACATTGGCGAGGACGTCCCGGACGCTCCGGAGGCCGCGCCAGAGGTGGCGCCGCGTGATGCGCAGGGCAAGTTCGCCAAAACCCCGGAGGCGGCCCCAGAGGCCCCGGAAACGCGGCCTGCGCCCAACACATGGCGCAAAGAGGTGGCCGAGAAATGGGGCACGCTGCCGCCGGAAGTGCAGGCCGAGGTCGAGCGCCGCGAGGCGGACTTCCACAAGGGCATTGAGCAGTACCGGCAGGCCGCGCAGTTCCAGCAGGATTTCGGGCGCGCCATTCAGCCCTTCGAGGCGACGTTACGCTCAACGGGCCTTGACCCCGTGGGTGCCGTCACGCAGTTGATGGCGACCGACCACCTGCTGCGCCACGGCCAGCCGCAGGAAAAACTGGCCAAGATTCAGCAGATGGCCAGGTACTACAACGTCGACCTCGGTCAGGTCGGCAGTTACGAACCGCAGGCTGTCGACCCGCAGGTCGCGCAGCTCCAGCAGCAGGTGCAACAGCTTTCGAGCTACCTGCAACAGCAACAGCTTCAGGGCCAGCAGGCAGAGCAGTACTCGCTCAACAGCGAGATCGCTGCGTTCGCCGCTGATCCAAACCATGGGCATTTCGAGCAAGTCCGAGAGCACATGGCCGCGCTTCTACAAGCCGGCCTCGCCAAAGACCTGCAAGAGGCCTATGCGCAGGCCGTCTACGCCAACCCCACGACTCGCGCCACCGTTTCCCAACAGGAAGCCCGCGCAGCACGCGAGGAAGCGGCGAAGAAGGCGCATGTCGCGAGGCAGGCCGCGAGCGTCAATGTGCGCAGCCGCCCAGCCCTCCCGACGGACGTCCCGGCAGGGCAGTCCATGGAAGAAACGATCCGCGCCACGCTTCGCAGAGTGACTGGCGCTTAACCCCATTTAGGAGTAACCAACCATGCCGTCTCCAGGGCAAGGCTTTAGCGCCGGTAATTTCGGCGTTTTCTCGGAACTGGTGGCCACGACCTATCGTGCGCACCGCAAGGACGTCGCGGACAACGTGACGAAACACAACGCGCTGTTCAAGCGTCTGTCCGAAGGCGGCAAGGTTCGCCTCGAGGACGGCGGTCTCAGCATTGCCATGCCGCTTGAGTACGCGGCCAACAGCACTTACACCCGATATTCGGGTTTTGACGTGCTGGCGATCAACGCGGTCGACGTGCTGTCCGCTGCGGAATACCCGTGGAGGCAAGTTGCCGTAAATATTGCCATTTCCGGCTTGGAAATGCGCACGAACAGCGGCGAAAACCGCATCGTGAACTTCATCAAGGCCAAGGTGAAAAACGCCCAGAACTCGCTGGCCAACGGTCTCAGCGTCGACCTGTACAGCGACGGCACCGCCGCCAACCAGATCAACGGTCTGCAGGCGCTGGTGGCGGACGCGGGCACCGGCACGGTGGGCGGTATCAACTCCAGCACCTATTCGTTCTGGCAGAACGTGGTCCAGTCCGCTGGCGCCCCGCTGCAGGGCGGCTCGGCGATCACCCCGTCGGCCTCGACGATTGAGTCGCTGATGCTGCCGCTGTGGATTCGCCTCACCCGGGGTTCGGATATGCCGGATCTGATCGTTATGTCCGACGATTACTTCACCTTCTACGAGCAGAGCCAGACCAGCCTCAAGCGCTACACCAGCGACGAGAACGGCAAGGGCGGCATGATCTCCATGAAGTACAAGTCGGCTGACGTGTTCTTCGATTCGTCAGGCGGTATCCCGGCGGCCCACGCCTATTTCCTCAACACCGAGTACATGGATCTGGTTGTTCATCAGGACGCCAACATGACCATGCTCCCGGAGGTTGACTCCATCAATCAGGACGCGCTTGTCCGCACGATCATTTTCCAAGGCAACCTTGCCCTGTCGAATCGTTCGCTGCAGGGCGTGATCAAGGCCTAAAGGAGATCTGACATGACGACTTCCGCAAGCATTGTTCCGTTGGTTGGCTCTCAGGCCATTGGCAACTGGAACACCCCCGACACCGTTCAGCGCCACGCGCTAGGCACTGTCGTTTCCGTGACCGATCCCTACTGGGGCGGTCAGGAACTCATGTACGTCCAGTTCAGCTTCACCACCGGCACGCCGCTGCGTACCGGTGCCGTGATGGCCTACGACGTCGCGAGCTCTTTCACTGCCACGTTGGTGGCCAATACGGCCAACCTGGGCAAGTCTGTTGGGTTCAACCTCAACGCCATCCCCAGCGGCAACGCCACCGGCACCTACTTCCTGTGGATCGTGATCTCCGGCTCTTACGTCGCGTGGTCCTCTGCCTCGGTTGCGGCTGACACCGCAATCGGCATTGTGGCCGCCGGTCAGGCTGGGGCGAACGCCGCTGGCAAGCAGCTGGTGAACTGCCGCTCAACCCGGCCGTCGTCCACCACCGTGGCCAAGACCAACACCGTCACCCAGAACGGCTCGCCCATTCTGAAGGTGTCCAACACCGACGGTTGGTTTGTTGGTGGCTCGGTGTCTGGCACCGGCATCACGACCTCGTTGATCACCGCCATTGATCCGGACAACCGGACGGTGACGCTGGCCAGCAACGCGTCTGCCACCGGATCCGTGACTGCCACGGAGACGTTCAACGACGGAACGAACCACTTCAACAACGTCACGTTCAACCGTCCGTTTGCGCAGGGTGCTATCACCTAAGCATTCGGCCTGTTGGCCTTGGGGCGCCCTCTCCGGAGGGCGCTTTTTTTTGGGCGCTCGACAGCGCTCAGAACAAAGCGCAACCGCTTAAGGAGACGTATGGACAACCGCATTCCGTTTTTTGATTTCGTTCAGCGAGAACACGGCGTCGACGCCGAGCAGTCGACCGCAGCCGGCTATGAAGTGCCGAAACTCGTCACCTTCATCCGCATCACCCCGCATGGCCACCGTGGCGACCCCATGGAGTTTTTCGCCGACGACTTCGTCGAGCGCAAAGGCCGCGAAGCCCGCGAGGGCCGTTACGACCACAGCTGGGTGGCGCAGTTCAAAAACGCGCTGAGCGAATACCGCGCCGGCCGCGAGCTGCCGCGCGAAGGCACGCCGCTCATGACGTGGGAACGCATTCTGAAAAGCCGCCGCGAACAGCTGGCCGCAAAGTTCCCGACCCTTGAGGACTTGGCCGCCTGCCCGGACACCACGCTCGGCGAAATTGGCCTCGACGGCCGCGTGCTGCGCGACATGGCCAAAGCCGAGCTGCAGGCGAAGAAGGACCTCGAGCCCGTCGTGCGCGAGCTCGCGCTGGCGAAAGAGGAAAACCGCCAGCTGCGCGACCAGGTGGAGCGGTTAGCCGCGCGCCTCGACGCGCTGGAAGACGACAAACCCAAGCGGCACCGCCGCACCATTGACGAGGCCGCGTAATGCAAAAGTACGTCAACGACATTGCCACCGTTGTTGGCGGCTCACTCGCGCCGTTGGCCAGCGCCAGCTGCGCGGTGTATCTCACCGGCACCACGACCCTCGCGTCGTTGTATTCGGATAACGGCGTTACGGCGCTGGCGAACCCCACCACCAGCTCTGCCACCGGCCGCCTGCAGTTCTATGCGGCCGACGGGCGCTACGACATTGTTTGCAGCAAGGCCGGGTACGCGACCACGACCATTGCGGACGTGCTGCTCGACGACCGGGACACGGTGAGCATTAACGATTTCGGCGCGGTTGGGGATGGGGTGACGAACAACACGGCGACGGTAACGGCTGTCAGTGCTTATCCCAAGGTTTATGTGCCGGACGGCACCTACAACACCACGTTTGTGAATTACACGACCGTCCCCGGCAGCTGGTGGGGTGTTGGCCAGATTGCCGATGCATCAAACCGCAAACTGGCCCCGTGGTACGCGAACGCCAACGCAGCGCCGGCAAGCACCGGCAGCGCCAACAGCCTGTTGACCGCGTTTGACGGCGACCTGACCCGTTGCCAATTCCCGGTGGGGCACAACATTCAAGGCGCGGCAACGCTGACACAACCGACGACTGGCTATGCGTATGTGAACGAGGTTTATCCTCACTTTACATACCTCACCAACTTCAGCGGCTGGAACCAATCAACGTCAGGAAACACCGGAAGAACGGCTGCGTGCGCGTACCGCACCAAGGTAGACAATTACGGGCAAGGTGATGCGGTTTGCTACAACGCCACGGCCTTTGTCACCGGCACTCGCGCCGGCAGCACCAATTTTCTAGCTAACCCAGCCGCCGTTCTTTTCAACGGCGACATGACGGCAGGCGCTGATGGCGTGTACCTCAACCCCTACGAAACCATTTGCATTGACGGCGGTTATGACGTTGCTTGCGTGGGGCTGGTAAACAATTTCAACCGCACCAACGCGACGGGCGCGAAGTCGGTTTTCTGGCACGGGTATCGGGCGCAAAACATTGGGTCTGCCACTTGCGACGCCCTAATTTCGGCTACTGGCCAATGGGTGACGGGCTTAGATTTGGCCATGAGCGGGTTGAATTTTGGCGCGGGCAAGGGCGCAGTCAGCCTAAAAGCAAACGACCGAATCTATTTCAACAGCACCGCTGGCGCGTCCGGAAGTCTGAATGCCGACATACGCACGACTGTTTTTGGTACGTCATGGATGACGCTGGACAGTACGTCAGTAGATTTGCAATTTGCCAACAGCGGCGTCACCCAGTTTGCCGTGGGCACGACCGGATCTGCCGTAAATTATTTTCGGGTGAACGGTGGCCCTGCTGGTTCTGGCCCGCAATTTCGTGCGGTCGGCTCAGATACAAACATCAGTGTGGGATATCTCACCAAGGGCACCGGCTTCCATTTTTTCTACTCAAACGTCGCTGCGGCTGCGGTTCAGTTTGCGATTAACGGCAACCAAACTAGCGCGGTCAATTATTTGGAAGCATCAGGTTTCGGCGCAGGGTTTAGTCCAACCCTTACCGCAAAAGGTTCGGACACCAACATTGACCTATCTCTTATTACAAAAGGCACTGGTGTTGTGCAGTACGGCACTTATACCGCCGGAGTAGTGGCACAAGCCGGATATATCACAATCAAAGACGCGGGCGGCACCACTCGCCGGCTGCTGGTGGGGTAACCATGGAGCCGAAATACCTGATTCCCGAGTCGCTAATGAAAGCCATCCACGACTACCTGTTGTCGCAGCCCATGCGAAACGTCGAGGGGCTTGTGTCTGCCTTGCGTAACGCAGAACGGGAAAAGACCGATGACCTCCCGGCTGCTGTTTGAGCTTGAACACTTTCTGATTGCCGTCGTGGTGCAAGCCGCAGTGGGCTTTGCCACCGGCGACTGGTGGGCCGGCGCTGCGCTGGGCGCTGGCGTATTCATTGGCCGCGAACACGCGCAGGCCGAATACAAGTGGATCGAGCATTACGGCAAAGGACGGCGAGCCAACCTGCCCTGGTGGGGCTGGTTAGACCGCCGCGTGTGGAATTTTCATTCGTGGTTTTGGAACCTGACGCTGCCCGTGGTGGCAGTGGTGGTCATTGCGCAATTCAAGGTGATCTAAACAGTGACAATCGTAGTCCCCGCGCTTAGTGCCAGCGGCAGCCTGACGCTGCTGCAACTCATTCAGTCGGTGTGCCGGCGCATTGGTATTCTGGCGCCGAACGCGGTAGTCACCAGCACAGATCCGCAGGTGATCCAGCTGCTCGAGCTCAGCCTTGAGGAAGGCCGCGAGCAGCTGTCGCGCTACTCGTGGCAGGCCCTGCAGCAGGAAGCCACGTTCACCACGGTGGCCACCCAACTGCAAACGACGCTGGCAGCCATCACCACCGGGTTTGAATGGATCGTCAACAACACCATCTGGAACCGCTCGCTGCGCCGGCCGGTGTATGGCCCGGATTCCCAGCAGGACTGGCAGCAGTCGCAGGCCATGCAGATCAACGGGCCGTTCAACCGGTTCCGCATCATCGCTGGCGCGATCAATTTTTATCCGGTGCCAACAGCCGGGCAGACGTGCGCGTTCGAGTACATTTCAAACGCTTGGATCACCACCAACCTTGGCGTGGGATCTTCGACGTGGACGTCTGATCTCGACACCACGGTGCTCGACGAGCAGCTCGTCATTCTCGGCACGGTGTGGCGCTGGAAAGCGGCCAAGGGCCTGCAGTACGCCGAAGACTTCCGCAAGTACGAAGCCCGCCTGCTCGACGTCATGAACCGCGACGGGGCCAAGCCCACGCTGACCATGACCGGCGCCAAGTACGACGTGCCGCCGGTCGTCATCGTGCCGGCTGGAAGCTGGAACTAATGCGCCAAGCCGCCCAACGCGCGCAGATCTCGCGCACGGTCTCGGTGCCCGCGCCCACCGGCGGCTGGAACACCCGCGACGCCTTGGCGCAGCAGAAACCAAACGAGGCCGTGATCCTCGACAACTTCTTTTGCTTGCCGTACTCGGTGCGTGTGCGGCCAGGCTATTCCAACCACGTCACCGGCCTCGCAACCACCGCGCGTACGCTGATGAGTTACTCGCCGGCCAGCGGTGGGTCGCGCCTGTTTGCCGCTGCGGGCGCAAACATTGTCGACGTCAGCGTGCCCGGCCCGGCGCCCGTTGCGTCACTGACGCACCTGTCGAGCGACTCTTTCCGCAAGGTGGTCTTCGGCACGCCGGGCGGCCATTTTCTCGTGGCGGTGAACGGCGCCGACCTGCCTATCGTTTGGAACGGCACCAGCTGGGGCAATATCTTTAGCGCCGCGTTCGCCGTAACGGTCACCTCGATCACAAGCTCACTCACCGCTTGCACTGTCACGATGAGCGGCGCGCACAACCTGCAGACCGGCATGTCGGTCACCATCACAGGCGCCACGGAACCCCCCTACAACGGCACGTTCGTGATTGTGCGAACCGGCGCCAACACGTTCACCTACACCGCCCTCAGCGTGCCCGGCACCAGCCCCGCAACCGGCGCCCCAGTGGTGACGCCTAACATTAACGCTTCCATCACCGGCGTCTTGCCCAGCACCTTCACGCATGTGAACGCGCACAAGAACCGGCTGTTCTTTATCGCCAACAGCAGCCTCACCGCGTACTACCTGCCCATTAACAGCATTGGCGGCGCAGCGCAGGCGCTCAATTTTCAGTCGCTTTTTACGCGCGGCGGCTACTTGGTGGCGATGGACACATGGACCGTCGACGGCGGCTATGGTCTGGACGATTACGCGGCGTGGATTACCTCCGAGGGGCAGGTGGCCGTCTATCGCGGCACCGACCCGGCATCGCCCACTACATGGTCGCTGGTAGGCCTCTATCAGCTCAGCGCGCCCGTTGGCCGCAACTGCTTCCAGAAATACGGCGGCGATCTGCTGTGCATCACCAAGGAAGGCTTGGCACCACTCACCAAAGCGCTGATTTCCTCGGCCGTCACCGACCGCATGATGTTGTCCGACAACATTCAGCAAACCATATCGGACTACACCACGCTTTATGGCGCGAATTCGGGCTGGCAGATTCTGCTGTACCCCGAAGAAAACCTGTTGCTGGTGAACGTGCCGACCAGTAACACGGTCAGCTATCAGCTGGTCATGAACACCATTTCAGGCGCGTGGAGCCAGTTCAAAAACTGGAACGCTGCGTGCTGGGAACGGCACCAAGGCGCGATTTATTTCGCGACCGGCACCAACGTCGCTCTAGCGTGGACCGGCAACCAGGACAACGGCCAGCCCATCAGTTTTGAGGGCTTGCAGTCCTTCAACTACGCCGGTAACCCCTCGCAGTTGAAGCAGGTGAAAATGCTGCGCCCACTGCTGCTGGCCGACGGCAGGCCCAACGTGCTGCTGGGCGTGAACGCCGATTTCGACACCAGCACGCCCACTGGCATCCCGAGCTTCACGCAAAACACAGCCTCCGTGTGGGACACGGCGACGTGGGACGCCGGCGTCTGGACCGGCGACCCCGCCATCAAGCGCGACTGGCAAACCGCGTTCGCCATGGGCTACTGCTTCGCTGCGCACATGGTCGGCACCATTAGCGTCAGCCCACTGAGCTGGATCTCGACCGACTACGTCGTCGAGGCCGGGGGCGTCATTTAGTGCTGGTCGTCGGCCCTGACGTTGTTCAGTGGGTCGCGACGCGCACTAACGAATTCGGGAACTTTGGCGCCGCCGTTGGCATTGGCTGGGCGCGCAACGGCGAGCTGGTGGCGGGCGTCGCCTATAACGAGTTCAACGGCGCGAACATTAACGCCCACATTGCCAGCAGTGGCCGCCATTGGCTGACCCGCGACTTTCTGTGGGCAATTTTCGACTACCCGTTCCGGCAGCTTGGGGTGCAGCGGATCACCGGGCTGGTGGGGGAAGGCAACGCCGCAGCCCGTCGGTTCGATGAGCACCTCGGCTTCACGTTAGAAACAAAACTCACTGGCGCGCACCCGACTGGCGATTTGCTGGTGTACGTCATGTGGAAACACGATTGCAGATGGCTGGAGAAAAACCATGCGCAGTGAATTGTTAGGCCTGATCACGCGACGCGGCCGTCGCCTTGGCATGTGGGCGAAAGACAGCCCGGAAGCGCCGCCTGCGCCGGACTTTCTGGCCGCCGCCAAGGAAACCGCTGCCGGCAACCGCGCCAATTCCCTCGAGGCGCTGCAAAACAACCGGATCACTCAGAACACGCCGTTCGGCAGTATCACCTACACCAAGGACAAGAACGGCAACTGGGTTCAGAACCTCAATTACAGCAGCGCGCAGCAGGGCCTGTTAAACCGCCAAAACCAAATCTCAAGCCAAATTGCCGGGCAGCTCGGGACGTACCTCAAACGGTTTGGCGGCAGCCTCACAGGCGACGCCGGCAAGGTTGGCCAAGACGCGCTGATGGCTCGCTACCAGCCGCAGATTAACCAAGACCGGCAGGCGTTGCAGGCGCAGCTGGCCAACCAGGGGATCATGCAAGGCAGTGAGGCGTACAACAACGCCATGAGAACTCAGGGCCAGCAGGAAAACGACCTGTACCGCCAAGCCGGCCTGTACGGCCTTGAGGCCGGCCAGAAGGTGCAGGATCACTACATGAACCTGCTGGGCGCTGCGCGCCAACAGTCGTCGCCTACTGCGCCCAACTTTGCGCCCGTGCCCCAGCAGCAATACACCGCCGGCCCCGATGTGCTGGGCGCCACGCAGTCGGCAGGAAACTATGCGCAGAACCTCTACAACTCGCAGGTGGCGCAGTACAACGCGGACGGTGGCTGGTTCGGCCCTATTGGTGGTGCAGCGCTCGACATTGGCAAAAGCGCGGCGGCCGGCGCGGCTGGCGGCTACGCTGCGGGCAGATTCTCCGACCGCCGCCTCAAAAAGGACGTGCAGGAAATTGGCAAAACCGACTCGGGCTTGCCGCTCTACCTGTTCCGCTACCTTTGGGACAACGAAAACGAGTCGCCGCGCGTGGGCGTCATGGCGCAGGACGTCCTCGAGGTCATGCCGGACGCTGTGATGACGCGGCCCGACGGTTACCTAATGGTCGACTACGCGAGGATCTGACATGGCAAACCCATTCACAGGCGGCGCGGCCGGGTTCTCCGGCATCGACTACCTTGCGCCGGAAGTCGCCCAGCAGCAGCGCGAAATTCAGCGACAGCAGGCCATTGCCGACCTGTTGCGCCAGCAGTCGTTGGAGAACAACAACCAGACGCAGGTCGTCAGCGGTTGGGCCATTCCAAACTCAAGCGCAGGTCGTTTTTCACAGTTAGGCCAGGCGCTCATGGCCGGCTACATGCAGCGCAAGATCGACGGCAAGCAAGCCGCAGTGGCGCAGCAGCTGGCCGAGCGACTGGGCGGCGTGTCCTACGCCCCCGCCAGCCAATCCGGCAGCGCGACCGCCGTAACGCAGCCCGGCACTGCCACCAGCGCGCCTATTGTCGACGGGTCGGTGAGCGCGCCCAGCTTTGACTCGCGCAAGACGGTGGCGCCGGGGGCTGCGGGCGGCTCTGGGTCGTTGTTCCAGACAGCCATGCTGTTCAACGCCATGGGAATCCCGATTCCGCCCGAGATGGCGAGACAAATGGCAGGCGTGCAGCCGACTTTGGAATTCGAGAGGATTGACACCGGGGATGGAACTCAAGTTGTCGCGTTCAACCCTCTTACTGGCCAGTCGCAAGTGGTTAGCTCAGTGCCCAAGAACGTCTCGCCAGACGCGCAACTGAGTGCCGGCGTCAGTATTCGCGGGCAAGACGTTGGCTCTCAAACTACACAGCGCGGGCAGAACATGACTGCCGCCACCGCCGCAGCAGGGCAAGCCATCGACGCCGCGCGGCTGCTCAAGCCTGAAATCGTTGTTGGGCCAAACGGAGCCGTTTACCAAATCCCAAGCATGTCTGTTCCTGGCTATCCTGCCGCCCCCTCCGGCACGCCAGCTAACACACCAGCTGGCATTCCGAGCGCGACGCCTTCGCCGGCAGGCGCTGCGCCGCAAGCCGCGCCCGCCGGCCTTGTGCCGGTGGTGCCCGGCAAGACGGCTAAAGACAAGGCGGCGGAGGAAATTGAGATTGATGCGGCCAAAGCGCAAGCGTTGGCCTTCCGCAATTTGCCGGATGTGTTAGCAGGGGTGGAGCGAAGCGTAAAACTGGTCAAAGACCTGAAGGATTCGCCCGACCTCGACAAGCTGGTTGGAAGTACCTATGGGAAACTCCAGTCACTGATCTCGGGTACCACTGAAGCTGATCTGCAAGCGCGGATCAATCAAATAAAGGGCGACGCGTTTATTCAAGCCTTCCAAGACTTGAAGGGCGGCGGCGCCGTCTCCGAAACCGAAGGCGAGAAAGCCACGACGGCTCGCACGCGCATGTCGGAAGCTCAATCTGTGAAAGAGTTTCAGGCGGCGGCGCAGGAATACATCGACGTC